TAATGTTATGTTAAACCAACAACAAACTAATTGACCTATTTTTACATAACTTCCAAGTTGGACGCTGTAGCTAAAGGTAGCGCCAGTACTTGTAAACGCTGGTGTATATGTGCCTTCTTCATAATCATCCAGCGCATTTGCCGCCGCAGTGTCGCCGTTGAAGGTGATGCCGCCGCTGGTCAGAATACGAAGTCGTTCACTTGGTGAACCCGCAGATGCAGAGGTGTGAAAAGTAAGCGGCTCAACAGCAAGCGTTCTAATTTTTAAACCACCCGCATCTGACATTTGAATATCGGCACCAGAGTTTGTTGCGCCGTTTGCTTGGAATAGAATTTGTGTGCCGTGAGATGCATTAGCATTGTCTAGCAAAACAGTGCTGAAATCACCCCCAACCACAGTCAGGGGCTTTGCAGGACTTGTCGTGCCGATTCCCACTTTATTGTTAGCCGCATCGACATGCAGCGTGTTGGTGTCAAAAGACACATCGCCAGTGATGCCGCCGCTAAACCCAACCGCACCAGCAAACGTGCCGCCAGCAGTCTTGCTTACCATGTCAGCCGTGGTAAATGACTTAAACGCAATCACGTTTAGCTCATCACTAACAGCCGCACCTGAAGCCAGAACCACAGATGTACCACTGGTAGCTGTGTAGTCTGTGCCGTTCTCCAACACCACACCATTGAGTGTGACAATTAGATTATCTACGGTGTAACTCAGAGTGTTTGATGCGTCATCAGAACCAGAGAATGTTGTTTGCCCGGCAGTCGCCGTGTACTTGTATTCAAGTAAAGACGCAGTGCCAGCAGATGATGCAGCAATCCAGTTTGCACCGTCGTATACACGCATCTCGTTGGCTGCACTATTGAAGTACAATGCCCCAGAAACTAGCGCATTTCCATCGTTGTCAACTGTTGGATCGCTGGTTTTGCTTCCAAGATAGGTGTCATCAAAGTTATCAAAGGCTGCTGCCGCTGCTGCTGCACTGTTGGCTGCGTTAGTCTCACTTGTGGCTGCTGCCGTAGCTGAGTTAGCCGCTGCTGTAGCTGAAGTCGCCGCATTGGTGGCCTGAGTCGTGGCTAGAGCAACCTGTGCCGCCCCATTAGTGGTAGCTAGTGCCGCCTGTGTAGTCGCAGTCGATGCTGATCCAGCCGCTGCTGTAGCAGAGTTTGCACTAGCAGTCGCAGAGTTTGCACTATTGGTCGCCTGGGTCGTAGATGTTGATGCGCTTGTAGAAGCATTAGACGCCTGAGTAGACGCTGTTGAGGCACTAGATGCAGCATTGTTAGCCTGTGTTGTTGCCAACGCAACTTGTGCAGCTCCGTTAGTGGTAGCCAGTGTTGCTTGTGTACTTGCTGTTGCCGCTGAGTTTGCACTAGCAGTGGCTGAGTTAGCACTATCTGTTGCTTCATTTGCAGAAGTAGTGGCTGAAGCAGCCGATGCTGTAGCACTGTTCGCCGCTGCTGCGGCAGAAGATGCTGCTGCGTTCTGAGAAACAAGAGCCGCTGCTGCGCTTGAGGCAGCGTTATTGGCTGATGTATCTACATAAGACTTGTTTGTCGCATCGTTGGCATTTGTGGGTGTAGCTACGTTCTTAATACCCCGTGTTTGGGCATCATATTTACCATCCGCTGCAACAGCGATTGACTCATTAGCACGGTCAATAGCTTCCTGCACACCAAACAAAAGCTGGTTATTGGAGTTGTTTAACTGCTGTGCAGTAAGTGCGCCGCCGTCTGAATAGGTAACATTTAAGTTATCTAAATCAGTATTACGGACAATACGTACCGTAACACCATTTGCAGGGGCAGACGCAAAGGTCACTACGTTGCTTGATGTAAAAGTAAAAGAAGTGGAAACCCCACCTACGAAAGCTGTTACATCATCAGCTTCAAGATAGGTGTACGGAATAGTAAAATCCGTGGTGCTTCCATCACCTGTGGCTTCATAGATGGAGTTTGCCATTATTTAGTTCCTTATTAGTTTCGGACGTTGGGGAAGATGATGTCGTCCCTGAGACCAGCCTTGGCCTCGCCACGACGTACCGCCCGTGTTCCGAGAGAGTTCAGGTCGCCCAGTTCTTCGAGCAAAAGGATTGCAGCAATGTTTCGCTGCTTCTGTATCTGAGCTTTGACAACTTGCGTTATCGCTCCGTCTTTACTGGCTGTGCCGTAAAGTCCCTGTTCGTTGCTAAAGATGCCGTAGAGAATCTCCGTCAGATCAGGTGATTCCTCGCCTTCACCGCCTCGATAAATCTCGTTCAACCTGTCGTACAGGGTCTTGCCTTCGTGCTTCTTGATGTACTCGGCCTGAGCTTCATTAAGTGGCCCACCATTGATCCTCTCGAAGAATACGCTGATGGGTGTTGCCGATAGGTCTGTGTTTCCAAAGGCTGGGATACGCCTCGGCATCTCAATAGAAGAGTCAGTGGCGATAGCCATCAGCTCGAGCTTACGAAGAACATACAGCTCTTTATCACTCTTACCCTTACGACGATCCTCTGTATCCGTAATGAATACACCAGATAAACTGTTGACGGGCTTTTCCATTGGCCTTGGGATACCGAGAGCATCGTATTGGTTCGAGACTTCGATCATCCCTAAGTCCATACGGGCTTCAAGATGCTGTAGGAAACCTCGGGGGTCTTTGAGTGTGGGAGCGTCCTCGACGAAAGCGTTTTTGGTTTTGTAGATCATGTTAGGGAATGCAAGCTGGCCTTTCTTAGCCATGAACTTCAGTACATCCCTGTACCAAGCATCCTCTTGACCAACAGCGTCCATGAGATCAGTAGCGTCTGCCAAGCCTTGCATTAGGTTGGCATCCTTAATCGCATTGAAGATTGATCCGGCAGCAATATACACCCGATCTTGAATCAGCTTTACCTGATCCTCAACATACTCACCCTGTCTGCGACGATACTCAACTTCCTCGTAAGCCTCGAAGGCATTCACAAGAATTTTGATGGGGGTCGAGAAAGGGTCATAGTTTTTGTAGCTGAGTGTGGTACCGTCATCGAATCTAATGGTGTATGGCTGTGATCTGTCGGTGTCTTCCTGCATCTTACGACGCTTGTAGTCACCTGTGCCTGAACCGGCCATATTTCCCTGAGCATACTGCATCATCACGTAACCAGCGATACCGTAGGAAAGCAAAGCCTCACCCTGCGCCCGTACTTGACGAGCTGTACCGTTAGAACCTCGGAGGTCTGCAATGTACTTAGGAGCAATAAGCTGCAATCCTGGGGTCATCCTTATGCCTTCCTCAAACACCCTGACAGGTGTACGGAAGAAGAGCTGGCCCATGATCTTCATCCAAGGATTGTCCTTTACGAACTCCTCGTATCGTTTAGCTCCACTGGATGCAATACCATCGCCGGTAAACCGACGTTTGAACAAAAGGTCTTCGGTGTATGAACGGCCCTCACGGTTTACGCCTCGAGAGAAAAGGTCTTTATTCTTCTTCATCTCTTTGGCAACAAACTTCTTGGCCTGTATAGGGTTCATACCCCGTGCCTTAGCTTGTTCCATCAGCTCATGCTTGATCTTGATTTCGTCTAGGTTGTCGTAGGATTTTAAGATGACCTTATCGACTTCCTTCTGAACATAAGCCTCGAGCTTCTTGCCCTTCAGGGGTTTCTTACGTTTACCCGACTTCACTTCGGCTTGGTGTTTAGCTAGGGCATTGCCCACAGCCTTACCCTCGACAAATCCTCTGTAGTTGAGCTGAGAGAAGAACTCGTCAGTCATGTTGAGGACGTTGGGGAAGAAACGGACTACTGAACCCGCTGGCACCCAACCCTTAATTCTTTGAGGGAGGATGTTGTGGTTTTCCATGAATTTACTGTAGTCACCCGTCAGCATGGAACGCTCGTACTTGTAGGCTGCAATAGCGGCCCTACCAGCGGTTCCCACGGTTCTCGTCATAGCACCGTAGGTTGCACCCATCTTACCGAAGCCAACGCTGGTGTAGTCGCCTTCCACAACGAAATTGAGGAAAGGCTTGTAGAACGTCTTCATCAGTGAGGGGACAGTGTTGACCACGATTGTTGAGGTGGTGAATACCGTACCGATGACGTATTCGTTCACACCTTCAATGGTGCGACGGGATGTGGCCCTGATCTTATATCCTACGCCAGGGTTCTGTGCATCCATCTTCAGCTTCAGCAGCTCACGGCGTTCTTCAGCCAGCTTGAATGCTTTAGCTACACGGTTCTTCTTCAAAGCTGTGTCAATCTCGCCAGACAGTCTCCGAATCTCGGTGTCCTTCTGGTAGATGCGCTTCTGCTTTTCAACCAAGGCTACAAACTCTTTGTCGGCAGCTTCTTGGGTGATGTTCTTGTCAGCCATGATGTCATCAGGCAGCGTATCGAGCAGCTCACCACGATATAGGAACTCTTGGCGAGACCCCAGTGAACGGGCGGCTGTGGTACGAAAACCCTCATCAAGGATGTTTGCCTGACGGATAAGGTCTTCGATCTCCTCACGCAGGACTGTCAGCTCATCAAGCTCTTCCTCGGGCATATTCTTGCCACTGAGCTGCTTCTCAACAACAGCTCCAAGCTCATCGTAAAGGTCAGAGATGTTGCGCTGGACACCGATGCTCAGGGCGTTGAACTCAGCCTGTGTGAGCTGCATACCGAGTATCTGGGTGTTCAGGGAGTCGCTATCGAGTGAACCATCAGCATTCCGTGTGACACCTTTGAGTACGTTGGTCAGCGTCTGTGTGGCCTGACCGAGGGACATACGTTTCTGTACGCCTGTCTCAGGGTCAACTCCAGCAAACCCACGCTTTGTAGTGTCCTGTAAGGCCTCTCTGATCTTCATCAGGGCGGCAGTGACACCGAGCTTAGGTTCAGATGCACCTTCAACTTTGACACGGGCTACGAGGTTAGCGTCAGCCTCTAAGACATCTGCTGTCTCGGCAGCTTTGGGAGATTCCGTTACAGTTTTACCTGAAGCTGGAGCTTTTGATTTTGGAGGTTTAGCTCTAATTACACTCTGTATTTTATTAATAGCAGGAGTAGCGATAAAGCCGACAGTGCCTCCAAGTCCCACACCAAAAGCTGCTGCTTTAGCAGTGCGACCAAAGTCCATATCCTCGCCAGTAACAGATGTTTCAACAATCTGTCTGGCGGTATCATCTACAGCGGCGTAAATACCACCTTCGACACCAGCAATGACTGTGTTCCGCATACCGCCTTTGAAGAGGGCTTTTAGACCTTCCTTAGTGGCAATCTTTGCACCAGTGCCAGCGGCTGTTCCAATACCAAAAGAAGCAAGACCAGCATAGGTGGTGATATCGAGGCCCACGCCTTTGATAAATCTCCAAGTACCATCCCATGAGATGTTCTTGTCGTCATAGGCTTCCATTAGATACAGGAAGGACGCTTTGGTATTATCGTCTGCACGGGAGATGATGGCTGCATCTACAGTCATCTTGGGGAGGTTGTAGTTGAACCATCCCATAGTATCGAGGGCGTAGTCTGCCAGTTCCCTGTCAGTTCCCTCAAACGCTGTACCGCCATTATTGAAGCGGTAGACGTTACGGGCGGCTGCTAGGAAGTCTTCGTCATCAACCACGGTGTCTTCAGTGGTATCGGCCTCTCCAGCCTCAAACCTAGCGTCGAAAACCTCGTTCTCATAGTCTGCACCAAACGCACCACCAGTTAGCTGGCTGCTACGGCTGGTTGCTGATGTGGAACCTGAAGAGCTGGTGACTGTAGGTGCTGGGGGGTTTGCCGCAGCTTGAGCAGCAGCAGCTCTTTCAGCTTCCTTGCGCCGCTCCTCCTCTTTCCTAATTTCCTCCAGCTCTTCTTCAGTTGGAGTCCAAGTAGGCAGATCATTTATACCCATAATTTACCTCACTTGAATAAACCTGTTATTCCCGATTTGTCTGATTTGATCACCAAGACCTTGGCTGCGAAGCTCCAGAGCTTTGACACGATCAAATACGTCGTAGATCACATCAGTGTCTGGGTCTTTGTATTGGTTGCTTGTGTTTCTGAGATCATCAGTAAACGTACCGATGTTCTTTGCAGCTGAGACTGCCGTTGCTTGAGATGATATCGTTTCAACAAAGGTCTGTGTCTTTGCGATTACAAGCTCACGGATTTCTTTGAGCTGTCGGAGTGTCAGCTTGTTATTGCCGTTCTCTTCACGATAGATAGCAACAAGCTCTTCAAACTCATTCTCAGCGATTTCTTTACCTCGACGGTAGAACGTAGTGTCCTGACCAAGGATGCCCAGAGCAAGGCCTTTGTCATTTTCGAGAACGGACACATCCCTCACATCTGCAAGAACAGCATCCAGCTCTTGGTTGAACCTTTTATGCTCGTCACTGTTACGGACATCGTTGATGTAATACGCTTCCTGAGCGGCTGCTAGGATCGTAGGGACATCTTGGGGATGAATGTTTTCCTGAGTTGCGGCCCACGCTTGCAGTTCGTCTGGGTCGTTGAGCATCCTTTCAGTCAGACCCAGATCATCGAGGTCTTCAGTCGTCCTAGCTGACTTGAGCTGTCCGACGATGCTTGTTGTGTTGGCCTTAGAGAATGTCTGATCGACACCTGTGTTGTCTCGGAGTCTGGCTCTGGTTCCACTAAGTGAGGAGTTAGCCTCGATCTCTCGCAGCTCTTGCTCGGTGAGTGTCTCCTTGTTGATCATCTTTTTACGGAGATAATCCTCACGGAGCTTTCTTTCGTCTTCCAGCCTCCTCATGTTGGCTGCAACATCTTGAGCATTCAGAGCGTCGATCTCACGCTGCACATTGGCAAGATAGGTTTGCCAGAGTGCTGGCTTACCTCTCATGACGCCTTTGTATTCTTCAGGCATGGTCGATAGGACAGTGATGTCTCTATTGGCCTTAGCTTGATTGTAGGCAGCGTCAGTGACGTAAGCGTTACGATCTTTGCCTTGGATGAACCCATTACCACCAGCGGCTTTCCAGAAGTCATCCCGTTGACGTAGGGCTTCCCAGTCACCAGAGGCTGCTAGAGCCTTGTCGGTGATCTCGAAGTCATTACGTGCGTCTGCGGCCTGTGTTGCCCTTTGACTAGCCACAAACTGCTGTAGCTGGGCTGATCGCTGGGCTTCGTGGTAACCGAGTGCGCCCGAGAGGAATGCTGCGTTGGAGCCTTCGTAGTACTTACGAATGTAGGCTTCGGCTAATTGGTAGCCGTTGTTGATACCTTCGAGGGTGTTGGGTGTGCCGCCACTAATACCATCGGTAGCTGAACTGTCAGCACCAATACCAGCCAATGCAGCTTGGTATCCCTCATCTCTTTCAATTGCCTTCTTACCGGCAGATTCAAGGATGAGGAGCTTGCGAGGCATACTCATGTCGGGGAAGAGCGTATCTAGCTCCTCGACACCTGTCATGTTGTCGTCTTGAAGTGCCTTAGTTACATAACCATTGAACTCAAGCTCGAATTGTTTGTTGGACTCATTGATCTTTCTGCGATCACGCTGTTGAGATGCGTCCAGCACAACGCCAAGACTCTTAGCTAGTAAACCCGCAGATTTACCGGCATTAGGGTCGGCTCGATATTGTACTGCACCTGACCCCTGCTGCCCGATGCCCCTCGCAAGGGGTGACAGAGGGGTGATGTCAACCGTAGTACGTGCCATGTCCTATTTCCTTATTAAGTTAGAAAGTCAGGAAGGAAGCTCTTCCCGCTTGCTTCTATGTTCCTCTCGTTTGCACCGTGTGTTGCCCCCGCAATGCCCAGGATAGCCCCCATGGGACTCGGGCCTGCTTGTTGGGGGTTACTCGCATAAACCTGTTCAAGGTTCTTTTGCAGACCACGGGCTTGAGCGTCATATTGTCTATCTAGGACAGCCTCTTGATCTTTCGAGCGTACAGTGTTTCTTGCACCCGCCTGAACGATGGCTGCAATGGTATCTGTAACTGATTTACCTGTTACGCCTGACGAAGCTGCCGAAGTCACCGCAGTGGCCTTGGCTGCTCGGTTGGCTAGTATAATGTCGAATTCAGACTGGTTCTGCGCCCTCATATTCGCTTGGAAGTCTTCTTGGGCTACGCCTGTCTGGTAATTATAATCTTCCCGTCCACTGACAATACTGGCATTTGCGGCTGCATTAGCGGCGTCAATTTGTTTCCGCTCTTCTTGATACTCTAATACTGCCTTACCGCCTTGGAGGGCTGCTGTTGCATCACACATTTTCATACCTTCCAAATTCATAAAAGGGCAGATCGTATGCGCCCCATGTCACCTCTCGGATGAATGAGAACCCACACCATTTAAGCCACTTGTGGTGAACTGTGTTTCTTTTGTCTGTTAGGTTCCACAACAGGTCAGCGTCTGACTCTGTATGGAGCATGGATATATAATTCTTGCTCTCTCGTAGGAACTGCTTGGAATGACGTTTTAAGTCGTCGCTAGCCAACAGCCACACCAGAGCAGACTTTTCGCTGTCTGGGGATGTGCCGTAGATGGCTATAGGCAAGTCGCCTTCCATGATGGAGTAACATACGGGAGAGCATTCCACCGACCTCGAGAGGCCAGTGATGGCATCAAGGTCGGAGGTTGCTTTGATTTCTTGCTTGTCTGCTTCCCGAAGCCGTGAGGCTAATGACGGGATATGCCAAGCCTCAGTAACTTCGGTGTGTAGCATTATAACCTTCTGGCTGCTTTCGGTGTCCACTGGGCCGTCCATTCTGTGCCGGTGAAGGTACAGTGAAACGGCGTGGAGTTGAGCAGCTCGATTTTTGTGTAGAGGTTTTCACCCATTACGGGGAACTTGAATTCACCATCGTCCAACGATAGTCCACCAAGCACGTTGTTCTGCGATCCGAGGTTACGCCCTGAGAACGTATACTCATAAGGAGTGCGTCCTCTGTTGGTCACCTTGGCTGAAAATTGTGCTGTGTCCTCGTACTGGACAGACAAGTATCTAATAGACAACCTTCCATCTTGGATGGTCACCTTGCCTTGCCCTTTGTCCTCCTTGAGGAAGAATGGGGAATATTCGTATTTGAATGTGAAGTTCCTACCGATCACGGCGTTGTTGTAAGCCGCTCCTGCGTAGTCCCCGACAGCCGTAAAGGATGTGGAGGATACTCTAGTTGCCGCAATGACAAAGCCTCGAGGCGCACTATCATCGCTCTGCACGAACACCACATCTGCTGGACTCGGATGAGGTAGCGTGAATGTAGTCAGTCCTGTGCTTGCGCTGTACGAGCGTGTGCAGTCGGAGAACTTGAAGCTGTGATCGAGGTGAATAGGGAATGACGAGCTGGATCGAACCGAATCTTCTTCGATGTTGATCTTTTCCATGTATAGACCATCAGCCGCATAGTCCACCAACAGGAACATATCATTATCGACTAGGGTGAAATATTTGATGTCACCCTCGAATGTCCATTTGCCCCAAGATGACTGAATCTTACCTTGGGTTCCTTGAAAGTACTTATAGCAGTACATTTCTTTAGAGTTACCGCCGAGAATAAACACACTGGATAGACGACTAGAGCCAGCAACATACTGGACAGGAGCTGTGATATATTCAGGAACCTGAGCTGACACCTCGTCGGCGTTCTCAGTGTTTAAGTCGTTATCTACATAATACTCCATAAATTTGGAGTTTGTTCCTGTGTCGTCAGCAAAGTAGATGAAGGCACCTACCTGTATGGGATTCATCGTTTTCGAGCAGTTGAAGGCTGAAGCGAAGTTTAGTTGTGCTGTTTTGGGGGAGAGAAGGTCTGCCGAGTCAAGAATGTACTGCGTCCGATCTGAGAAGATCAGCAGTTTCTTGTTAAACGGGATTGCGAAGTTGAGGAGAGTTACCTGACCTGTGACCGCCGCAATATCGATAGGGTCACTGTCAACTAGCTGGGCAACTGTAGTGCGCCAGAAGTTCTCGAAAAGGTCAGCCTCGGATAACACCACGTTTTCATCCGAAAGAAAGCCCATGCGGCCTTGGTGGATGAAGATATCATTGATGGGCTTACCGATGAATGTAGGGTCGCTGTTGGTTATATCGTCCCCAACGTACATCTCCGACCATGTGTGTGTGGAGAATGTGAATTGGTCAGTGCTTGCATCATAGAATAATTTATGAGGCATAGTTGATTGCGTAATGACACGCTTTTTACCATAGCCAAATGTTTCTATCCAAAGCTGTTTTACTGCATCAAACACCACATAATAATCATCTCCGTCATACCCTGGCTCACCTAAGATACGGACAATACGCCCGTCTTTATCTTGAGCTGGTAAATCCTCGAAAGACGTTAGTTCTTCCTTGAACACGGTCATAGCGTTGCCACCATTACCTTCATCAACCTGAACCGTATCGGACGAGGCCAAATAAAGAGAAATGGTCGAGTTATGCCTAGTGGCGGTATAACCCGCAGCCGTCAGGTCATTGACCAGCTCTTGAGCGATAGCCTCTGTCCGTTCAACAGCATTCGATGCTTCAGTGTTTGCGCCGGTAGTGAAGTTGGCTCTAAGAGTGCCGTTGATATACACAGCGTAGTTAGAGTTGGACAGGGAGCCTTTGACGAAGATTGACCAATATCTCGAGGGATCGAGCCTTGCAGGGCTGATACTGGACTCAGCGGTTGTGGTAGCCGCTGGGTTAATCGTCTTATTCAAAATGAATGTGGTATCGCCCACAGTGATCATCTTGCAATTTTCACGGGGGCTTGATCCAAAGTTAAGGTAAGAACCAGATAATGTGCCATTGACGGTCTTTGACGCACCTGTGTCGTCGTAAACCTTGATGTCGTTGTTCTGTACGGTCAGGAAAAACTTCTTACCGTCGAACCGTTGGAAATAGTGACCTTTGACATCAGTCGATACGTTATTACCAACTCGGGCAATAATCTCACTTCCTGAGCGTTTCTGGAGTCCAGCAACAAGCGAAGCCCAGCCGTTCTCCATCTCAGTACAAGAGTTTTGCAAGCGGAGAGCTGGGGGCTGCTGACTGACACCGTTGAACATATTAGGCATTGAGCCAGCAACAAGAGCCATTAGTAAGTCCTCCTCACGGGGGCTACTCGAGCCACAGTTGAATAGGTCGAATAGCTGTCAGTGATCATGTTGTAATCGCCTGTCTCAGATTCCTCGTGTTGCAGCAAAGCCCATGCTTGCTGTTCGTCACCACGGTTGAACTTAGAGAGGGATTCAGAACCAAGGGTACGCTCTTGGAAAACTCGGGAAGACCTCATCGTGATATAACGACGAGCTGCTTCTGGTATCTCGTCAAAATCGAGTACCATTGTGAGATGCAAGCGCAGTGGGCCTGAGAATATATAAGTGTTGTCCTTGCGGTCATACAGCTTCATGCCCCGCTGCACGACATCCAGATTCCTGTCGTTCTCTACAGTATCAACACGCAATGTGTTTGCAGGAAGTAGGATTTGATTAGAAATGTTGGGGGAGATGGTGTGAACCTCAGTATTCCAGTGCCAGCCATTTGACTGCACCTCACGGGACACTTCATCAATGATTGAGGAGGCAACCTGAGCATCCACCTGAAGGCCAGACAGCGAGGCTACTGGAGCTTCGCCTATGTTCGTTAGGCAGACGTTCACGGCCTCTAGTTTAGTAGTGGGGGTCAGTGCCATGTTATCCTCTTAAATAAAAAGAGAGACCCCCGAAGGAGCCTCTCTAATCGTTAGCTTAGGCAGTTTGAATCTGCACAGCAGCTTCGTTACGGAGTACACCGTGACCACAAGCATACTTGGCAACCATCAGAGTACCCTGACGACGAATGTCGTACTCAGACTCTGTGGACAAATCCATCAGCTTCACAGTACCAGCACAAGATGGGTGGAATACGATAGCAGTCGTGTTGGCTGCGGCTGCAACCTGACGACCACCAGCACCACCAGCATCAACGCCTGTGCCTGTGACGTTAGCCACGGGCAAATTGTTGGACTTCAGTACATCAATACCAGCCACTTGCATGATCCGGCCAGATGCAGTTGAGCCGTTACCGGCGTTACCAAAGTCCACGTTCTGAACCTTGGAGCTGTTAGCCAGCAGATAGTACTGAGCTGGCTTGACGACGACGTAACGGTTATCTTCTGGGACGTTCTTTTCATCGAGTGCCTGAGCAGCAGCGAAGATCGAATCTACCAGCGAGTCAGCGTTAGTGTCGCTGTCTGCATCGGTGATAACAGTACCGACCATATCAGATTCACCAGTGACGGTGGCTGTGGCGTCGTTAGCTGCCTGAATAAGCGTTTGAAGAATGTGCTTATCCATCTGGTTAGCAAGAGCTACGCCCATTTCCTTAGAGTACACTGAGCGGACATCATAGTGGTTCTTAGCTTCATCAATATTAGCAATGAAGGTCGAAGTCAGCAGGAGGTCATTAATGGTAATGATCTTTTCTGCATGGTTGATGCTGTCGCCGGTGATCTCTGCGCCAGGGGTGTGGTACGCAGCAGATGTGCGACCCATGACTGGGAACTGAGCGGATTTACCATTCGCAATGGTGCGAACTTGATGTTTGTCCATCATGATGGTCTGCTGCTCAAATGCAGTCAGAACTTCACCAGAAAAGACTTTTAGAAAGAGGGCGTCCTTATCGGAGCCGCCGTTGAGTGCGCCTAAGCGTGAAGGGGTAGCGTTAGCCATTTTTGTACCTCAATTGTACGAGTTAAAAGTAAGGGGTGAACCTCAGATTACTCGCCACCTTTCCTTCGAGGTTGTTCTCCGCAGAGAGCCAGAAAGTACAAATGGTCTGTGTTCTTTAGGTCTTCATGCCTCGGTTTTTATTTCGAGACATGACTGAAAGGTTATTAGCTGAGTTATTAAGGGTATTGCGGTCTCGATGGTGAACGTCTTTACCGTCACCTTTACGAGCCATGCCCTTTTTAATCATCAAACGACGAGCTGCGTTTCGTCCTGCCCGTCGCTTCTTTTGCTCGGGCTTGGAATGGTAGTCAGCGTATTCCGCTGCATAATCCCTAGCCATACTAATTTCCTTTACATTATGTTGGAGCGAGACAGCTTTGCTGCGACCTGATCACGGAACGCAGGATCAGAGCTGTATCGGGGGTCTGCCATATCTGACTTCATTTGAGCTAGGCTCGAATAAGCATCGACAGAGGGGCGTGATTGACCAGCCAAGTTACGAGCCGGTTCGACGCCTTGATTGGCCTCATACATAGAGCGGAGACCTTGAACAGCGAACTTGGTTTGTTCCATGTCGCCGCTATTCACTGCTCGGTTGTAGGCATCAATCTGTCCTTCTGACAGGTTATCTGCTGCCCAACCAACCATTGAGTTGTAACTTTCCTCACCACCGACAGATGAATACACCTCGGCGGTTGTGGATTTTAATAAGGATTGCTGTCCCTCGATGAAGCTATCCACGATCTCTCGGGGGATACCGGCTTGCTCTAGGGAGTCGTAAGACTGGTCCGTGAGACCGTCGTTTTCCCAGTATTCACTACTGAGAGCGTTAAAATCTAGACCAGCTTCTTGTACAGCCTCTCGAGCAAACTCTTCAGAGTTCTCAGCATCAGTAGAATCCGCACTTCTAGTTTCGCTTTCATCCACATCAGTTTGTCTAGACTTCGTGAAATTAGATTGCAGTTCTTCATAAGCCTTCTCTAGTTCCTCGTATGAGTCAAATTTACCTAGTATTTTTTCGTCATCAGAAGGTGACTGCGCCTCGTCTTGAAGCGCAGCCTGTTCTTCTAATGATGGATTATTATCTTGGGGATCGATATTAACCGTTTCCGTTGCCATCATTCATTCCTTGTTGGGCCATTTCCATGGCGGCTGGGGTTGCCTTTTCTGCAATCCTGCCCATTGTCTCATTCGCCATCATCTGCTGTTGAGCTTGGGCTGCTGCCTGTTGCTCGGCCTGAATGTCTTCCTCGGTCTTCACAAGGCCATCCATGTCGATGCCCAGTGCTGTACCAATACGTGTGATGTAGTCAGATACGTTCATGTACTGCGCCACAGCTTCGGGGCCGAGGGGCTGCAAAGCAGTGAGGAATGCGTTGTACTTGTTCAGATCATGTCCACGACCCAGTGCCTCGAGTCCCGTCACAATTGCAGGACGGACAATACCTTTCGGCAGAGCTGGGAGCCGCTTGGCTTTGGTCATGCGATCCATCAGCCGGTTGACCAGAGGAAGCTGGAATTCCTGACTAAGGATCGAATAGACACCGCCGAGGGCATCTTCGAGTTCCTTTGCCATGAACCGCACTTCTTCAGCAGTCACACGTTCACCTGACCGTTGCACTGCGCTATTCATAAGGAAAGCGTAGGACAGACGTTCAGTGATGGTTCTGACGGTATCGTAGGCAACACGCATATCAGCGTACTTTTCAGTCTGTAGGACAGACACCTCGTTGGCGTTACCAGCGACGATTGCACAATTCTCTGCCTGACTGATGTCACGCATACGGGTTGTGCCGTTGGGATTCACCATGAAGAGAACCTTAGATGACGCCGCAGACGCCTCTACGATGGCCTTGGACAGCCCTTCGAGGCTGATCAGGTCACCGAGGTACTCATCGACGTAAGATCGCCCGTAGTCCTCTGAGTCGATCCTAGTCCAGCGCAGGGCCAACATAGGTGACTTATCGATAGGCCAGCTACCACCAGAATCAGGGATGATTTGACCTTTGATCTCTTGGTACATACGCCAGCGGTTACCGTCGAGGTACATATGAGTGTACAGGGCAACCTTCTTACCGTACTCGGACTTCATGTCTGACTCTGGGTTAGCACCAATAGCCTCGAGTTCTTTGTCTTCTAGGACGGCAGGGGATACTTCTTCTTTGGTGATGATCTCTAGGACGTTGCCATAAGGATCACGTTTTACGACATAGCTGTCGAGGCGATATACACGGATACCGCCGCTTTTGGGGAGATAGACTAGGACGTTACCAGCAACGATGAGGTGCTTGAGAGCTTCAAAAATTGGGGAACGAAGGCCAGATGTCTCTATCTCCGTCATTACGGAACGCTCGATCTGGTTGAGACCTTCTTCGACCTTAGCTCTAGCACCTTCCTGACCAGTCAGTTCGGTGAGGGTCTGATCGTCTACTTGAAGACGAAAGAATGGGGAATTTGGGGGCAGGAGTGAGAGCAATAATTTAGATGCGAGGTTATTAACACCTCTGGCACCTACGCCTTGATAGGGCGTGTTGTATTCTGTAGCCGAGCTATGACCACTCGGAGGTACGAGAGTTGGTATCGTAACCTCAGAGCAGTCTCTAGCACGGTTGAGAAACATCTCACGCTCAACGGCAAGTTGCTCGTAGCGTCCTGCACAGGTCTTACCGTTGTGCATATTTTACTCCTATGTGCCTACACCGCCAGCGGTGTTGCCTTTATTGCCAGTGCTGCCTGTAATCGACAGATCACTGCCACTGCGATAAGGGTCCGTCCCTTTTTTGTTTCCTTTGTTACGCTTCCGACGCTCCTCTTCTGCTGTCATCGCCTCAGTCGGTGCGCCTTGCTCCAATACAGGAGGTGGCGGCGGTGGTGGAGGCGGTGGAGGAGGAGGAGCTGGTTTTGATCCACCTAAGCACATCAATAATTCTCCAATATGTTTTCGTTTTGTTGTTCATGAACCGCCCTTAGATGACGAGCAACGGATGCAGCTCCGGCTTTGAACCAGACTTCCTTTGTGTCGTTCTCTATATTCGGACAGCGATCAGGGAACATCCTCTCGAGGTAATCGAGAAGATGCTCATCAATGATTGGTAGTTTGCTAGATGCCACATGAACCTCCTGTGCCACTGATGTCACAGATGTCGTGTGTTTCTACGTGTTCCTCAAACTCGGTGCCGAGCTTATCGACAGCTTCCGAATAAGGGACCGATACCAACGGTTGACCACCCCGACTTCCGTCTGGGTAGCAAGTGAATCCACGGAGCCGATGGGCATAGGATGCCAAAGTGCCAGCGAAATCATCTATTGTGTCCTCATTGTTATGCTCACTTCCCCACGATGGGAGATTGATGGTTGAGCTGATGGACATATCTACGTAGTCCTGAACGTCAGCCTGAAACTTCATGCGGCGTTCATAGTCCTGAGCCAAATCAAGAGCGGACTCGATGTTGTGAGGGTCAGCCCCGTACTGATCGATCAGCTCTTGGGCAGCGGAATCCACGACATATTGATAATGCCAACGATTGCCGCCTTTGAGATAACGCCGCTTGTAAGCCACAGCAAAAATAGGCTCAAGACCAGTACTAGTCCCAGCAAGGATGCCAATACTCCCCGTGGGGGCAATCGCTCTGTTAGCCACAGGACGGGAAACATTGAGATAGTCAGCAAAGTTGCGGCTAGTAGTGTCAGATTGTCCTTTGTACACAGAAAGCCACTGATGAAGCTCAGGGGTGACTTCATAGCGAGACCCTTTCTTGATCAGCCATTCGTGCATACCCATAAGACCAAGGCCGAGGCGACGGTTCTTTTCACGGGTGTTGTAGACTGCTCGATAAGGGAGCTGCGCTTGCAGTGTGCCGCAGATCAGGAACTTTGTGGCTAGGTCTACGATGTCAGTAAACTCTGACAGATCGTCAACACGGCCCAAGTTAATACTGCCAAGGTTGCAAACGTCAGAGTCATCTGCGCTTGTTACCTCGGTACAGGCGTTGCGAAGGGTTTCGTTCTCCTTATCGAAGAAGTTAAAGCTGAACCCTGGCTCTGCTGATTGCATAGCTTGACGGACGTTCTGCCTGAAGACGCTGCCGACCTCGCCTGTCTTCCAGTAATTCAACAGCCATTCAGTGTCGTAGTTCACACTGATGTTGGTCATGTCTAATGGTGCAGGGAAGTTGAAGTCTTCTTGCTTGATGTCCCAGAGTGTCTTCCCTGTGCTGCCGACAGGCATAGACTGCCAGTCTTTCGCTGCTAGGAAGGTCTCGATGTCACCATGCTGCCAATTGAGTGACGCATAGATTGCTGACCGGCGACTGCCACCTTGCATGACTCTGCGACCAATTTCGTTGATCATGTTCATCTTAGGGATAGGGCCGGATGCCTCACCGCCTGTGCGGCTGATGGTGGCTCCAGCAGGACGATAGACACTGTAGTCCACACCAATACCGCCACCTGTCATTAGGCAGCTCTCGGACTTCCAGCTCAGGTTTGCCCAATCTTCTCGAGTGTCTTCTTCTGCTTTGAGAAGATAACAGTTGTTGAAGAATTTGTTGGGACGGCCAGCGTAGTACAGATACCTACCCCCAGGAATAAACTTGAGGTCAGTGATGTACTGACGAAGCTGGGAGCGGTCTTCGAGACTCATGTGGTCACCACATACGTCTTCGACCAGTGTTTTCGCTAGGTCTGCCCATGTTTCACAACCATCGTGGGCGTACTTGTGTTTGAAGATGTCCTCGCTGAATTTAGAGCGGAACATCGGATTGTTGTTTGATTTGAAAGCCATATTTATTGCACCAAGTCTATTAGGATAGGGGGTTTGTAGTTCTTGCCTTTCAAGACCTTGCCGTCGTCACGTTTGACAGGCTTCCCACCCTCCAGCTTGGACATATTGCTTTCATGAACTCTATTGAACGCTACTTGCAGAGGAAGGCCGAAGGCATCGGCAAAACCAGAGATGACGTATTGAACGTCAGCTAGTTCTTTAAGGAGATGAGCTTTGTGTTCTGGCGTCACAGCCTTGTGATACCAGAGCAAGCCACCAATTCTGTCGGCGGCTTCTTTCAACTCCAATACTTCCTCCTGAATGAGCTTCATTCGGAGGTCGATTAATTCTAGGTTGAGGGTGGCTTTTCTATCCATCCCCATTGCTTTGTGAAACTCGCTCACACGGTCTTCACGTAATAAATCTCTTGTCACCAGTTTACCCCCTTTGTTTTTTCCATAAGCCTGATCATCTCGGTCAGATACCATTGAGCTTTCTTGGCATCCTCGAGGGGGTCGTTCTTATTCCAGAGGCGGGAACCGAGATATTTGAGTACTTGTGCATGGGCGACAGAGATTGACTCATATTCGCCAATGACATCGACTATGTAGTCCCAAGTCTCGATCTTTCCGCTGGTGTAGTGGGCAGGGTGATTGACGTTATCTTCAGCCATCAGGACTCCACAGTTTTACTTTGCTATTCTTCATGTCGTACTCGCCATGTCGGAGAATCCGAGCGAGTCTGGCCTGAAAAATTGCATCCTCTTCTGACAGCCCTGCTTTTGTGTAAGCCTTGACGACAGCTTCCCATGTCGGGTCGTCGTCTAGGATAGCAGTAGCTCTCTTCTCCCCGATCCCTTTGCATCCAGCATAGTTATCGGCTTGGTCGCCAGTGAGGACTTGTTTTAGGAAAAAGTAATCGGCCTGTTCAGGCGTTACTTCGACGATCTCATCATCCACTAGGTGTAGCCCAGGGATTTGCATCAGGTCTTTGTCGATGCTGTAGATGATTGGCTCTTCAAAAAGAGGCTCGTATGTTCCACAGATGCCAAGCACATCGTCAGCCTCGAGGCGAGGGTAGACAAGTGTTCGATATCTGGCAGTGCAGTATTCTCTGAGCATAGGCAGCATCATAGGTTTGCGCTGCTTTGCTCGGTTGGCCTTGTAGGTTTCGCAGAGTTCTTTTCTGAAATTGACCTTGTCAGTAAAAGCTACGATGACATCCGAAGCTCCCGACTTTTCGGTCAGGGTCTCCATCATGTCATCGAATTTTGCTTTTGTGTCGGACTCAGACGCCCAGAGTATCCAAGTGTCTTCGTCGTACTTAGTAGGGTGTTCCAGAGAAGCTGCTGCTTGGAAGGCCACGATATCCCCGTCAACGAGGAGCGTGTTCTTAGCCATGCGTTCTCCTAGTGTGTCTCAGCCCAGTTTGCACCGATGTTGTATTCACCAGTGAGTGGTACTTTGACATTGAAGTGGTCACCAGCTCGAGCAATGCAATCCACGATTAGCTTGCCGCATTCCTCTGAGATATCGGGATCACAGTCGAATTGCAGCTCGTCATGAATCCATGCGACTTGCTGGCATTTATGTTGCCACCCTCTAGAGCGTAGTTCTTTGTCTACCTCTACGAGCCACTGCTTACAGACCAGACTACCGTCCGACTGTAGGCTTGTGTTGAGGGAAGCGAAAACAGCACGTATGTGTAACTGTCTTCCGTCTAGTCCTGTCAGGTAGCCTTTCGTTTCAGCTTCCTTCTTAACAGACTGAACCAGTTTCTTGAGTGCTGGGACTTTCTCGAAGAAAGCCTTTTTAATTTCTTTTCCAGCAGATGCACCCTTACCGATAATGGAGCCAATCTTAGCGTCACCAGCACCGTAGAGAAATGCGTAGATAAACGTCTTCGCATCATTTCTAGTCGGTAAGCCAGCGGCAGTTTGGTTGGCTGTGTGGACATCCCCATCAACAACCTCCTTGGCATAAGCACCCTTGTCGTACTGCCACATTTTATTGGCAAGCATTCGCAGCTCGAGACCGGACACATCAGCACCGATCAGCACACGGCCTTTCGATGCAGTCCAGCAGGAGCGGCAGTCCTTGCCGTAGGGGGCATAGACGCTAGGTGTTTGGGCGGTGTTGGGAGACCTGTGCGTTGCACGGCCTGTCACAGCCCCATTGGTTATTACCTGACCGTGAATCCGTCCGGCCTTGATCTTCTTGAGCCAACCATTGGCCCCGTCAGATACCTGTCCGATACGCTTCTGGATCATCAGGTATTCACTGAGTAGCTTCGCCTCGGGGTATGGCAAGCTAGACAAAACTTTCTCGTCTACCTTCGCCCTACCGTCCTCGGTAAAGTCTTTGGGTTTCCAACCGTGGATAGCTTTCAGGCGGGACTCGATGTGCATACGAGAGCCTGGGTTGAACACCACAGTCTTTTTCTTCATGAAAGGTACGCCTTTGACGTACCCTCGGGTCTTGTTGTTTACCTTGGGTGTAAAGAGACCAAGCTCTTCTTCCCAAGGAGGGAATGCGTCCTGTAGTTCTGCTTCGAGTTCAGCTCTACGCTTATCCAGCGTATGTTTAAGTCGTAACGCAGCGTCCTCGTCAAAAGGAAAACCGCAACGCTCCTGTTCTGCAATCACCCACTTGACCTCATGTTCAAGTTCGGTAGCTACAGGAGAAACGCCTTTAGACTCGATGAGCTTCCACAGTCTATCAGTGACCTCCACATCCTGTTCGCAGTAGTACTGCATATCGGATGACCATTCTGACCAACCGCCATCATAGTCACCCTTGTAACACTTGAGCCTATGTCCCCATGCCTCTAGACGGTGCTTCCCTACTAGCTTGCGGGGAAAGCTCTCGTCTTGGGCTACTAAACGCCAATCTCGGTCACTGAGATCAGGGTAAAGCAATAGCGACATAATCAGAGTGTCACGCACCCGTGATTTTCGGATTCGGAACCACGGGTACACCTTCTTCAAGGCTGGGATGTCAAACGCTATGACGTTGTGACCTACTACAAGGTCAGCGTCCATGAGCATCTTGACACCAGTTTCCACCTCAGAAGGTGCGAAACTATAGGTTTCTTCAGTGTCTATATCCTTCAGACATAGGCAGTGGATGCGGTCTAGCTCGTCCAGCAATCCGTTACTCTCAAGGTCGAATATCAACCGCATCCGTGTCTCCTAGTACTCGAAGTATTTATGAAGAGCTTCCAGCTTGTCGTGGAAGTCAGCGATCTTGCCCAGCTCGATCTCCACCGCTTCTTGTATGTCTTGATGCTCACCAATACCCGCTGGGTGATTGAGGAGAACCTCGACGTTGGAAACGTGTCTTTTGATAAGACCTCGGAAGTGAGCGTCAGCGGCTTCTAGCAGGATGTTCCGCATCAGGAAGCCAGCGTGTAACGGACGTACTTTTGTCCTGTCACTGGGTGGTACTTGACGTTGCTGTTGATCTTGTGACCGTTTGTACGAAGCACAGAGATCACTTTGGTCAGCGATTGGATTGAGTATTCGACAATGGCCTCACGTACTGTGATTGACCCTGCCTTTTTAAGATGACGCATAATTTTATCGTGCTGTGTCATTCCGTTCCTTTTCTTCCATCCGTTGGATTCTAAAGATTGTGCTAGGTGGTTGAAGTAGCTGTGGAGAGCCTCCCATTGTGGATTTCTAGCCGCACACACGGCAGTGATGTCAGCCATCTCGAAGATGGTGTCGTCAGTAGATATCTCCATTCTGGGGAGCCTCCGTTGTTACCTCGACAAGTCTTCCTGTCACCTCGTCGTAGTTGAGCTGACAACACTCGCCAGTCATGCCACTGAAGCGATTCTTCAGGACTCGAACCGTCGTTTGATTACGGTTCTCCCCCTGCTGATCTCTCTCGAGACCAATCACAACATCAGATGTCTGGGCGATACTTTGGGAGCCACGGAGATGACTAAGGCTAGTCGTAACTCCATTTTCGTGGCCTCTGTTTCCCTCAAGGCGGCGTAGGTGTGCCACCATGATGAGACCTACGCCTGTCTCTTCAACAAGACTGCGTAGCTTGGTAACCATGATATCGAGGGCTTTACGGTCATCTACATCGAGACCCGCAACAGCAATCGAGATATGGTCGAACACAATGAAATCACACTTGAGACCAACAGCCATGTATCGGAGCTTTTCGATAAGCACCTCGGGATCGGTAGAACCGAAGCTGTCGTATAAGTGTAATCTGTCTGTGCTTGTGACGGCATCGAATGCCTCACGTAGTTTGCCTTCATCTGTATTTGAATTTACGTGAAGGACTTCATTCATGTGGATGCCCAGAATGCCCTGCATCGTCCGACGCAAGCCTTCCTCGAGCATCATCATGCCCACGGTCATCTCTTTGTTCATGAGAAGGTCGTAGGCAATCTCACGGACGAATGCCGATTTACCGACGCCCGTACCCGCTGTGATTGTAGTCAGCTCCCTGAGACCTAAACCATAGGTGGGGGTGTTAAGCCCTGCGAATGGATAAGGCACACGGAAGCTCTCGTTGCTGCCTGAGACCTCTTCCCAGAGATCAGCAGCGTTCACAATGCCGTCTGGACGGTACTGCTTGGCACCCCAGATCGCATCGATAACCTCTGAGCCACGCCCTGCGATAAGCATATCACTGGCGTCTTTCAGCGGTAGGTGGGCTATGTGAGCTTTCCCTGGCGATAGGAGCTTTGCGCACTCTAGTGCTGCATCCTGACCGGCAGGGTCGCTGTCAAACATGAACACACACTTCTCGAACTTCTCGAGGAAGCTAATGTTCTTTCGGATAGCCCTTGACGCACCCGCTGCCCCATTAGGAACGGATACCACTGGATATTTGTTGTTCTGGAGCTGGGATATTGAGAGGGCATCTAGTTCGCCCTCACATACCACTATCATCCTGCCTGTATCACGCCACAGCCAGTCGCCATAGAGACCTACGCTTTTGGAGTCACCAATCCAGACGAAAGATTTGTCAGGGTAGCGAACCTTGGCAGCGACAGGTCGGCGTTTTTGATTATAGTAGTAAGCTAGGTGAGCTGGCTTGCCAGCGTGATCACCGAGTTTATATCCCCATTTCGCACAGGTGTCCTCGGTGATACGCCTTGACGCAATAGCTCTCGTTTCGCCCGTGACCTTGAATACTTGGTTTTCACCTTTGTCTTCCGTGATCGATAGAGGGGCGACCCAAGACTTTTCGCCATCGGATTGCTCTTGCTCATGATATCCACATCCAAAACAAAAACCGTGTCCATCGTCATATCGAGCTAAATTATCTTTGGAGCCACAGCTCGGACACGGTTCGTGGTTAGTAAACTGCGACTCTTCCATGTCACTCCTTTAGCCACTCCAGCGGAAGAACACTGTTGGAATACAGGTAGCCATTACGCTCGGCCCACATTCCGTAGGTGGTCTTCGATTGCTTGGATATTTTTTGATTGGCGTTTGAAAAGATGAACCTGATGTCAAGATCAGGATGCTGGTCTTTTACCAAGAGCATTTTCTGACGATCTGCTGTCAGGAAGCGGCCCTTGGTCTCAATGATAATACCGTTGGGTAGTACAAAGTCTGGAGTGTACCGAGCCTTCTTGGCCGGTCTCAGGTAGTCAATGCGTAGGGTCTCATATTCAAACTCGACGCCTTTTTCGATCAGCTCTTGAGCAATACGTTCCTCAAGCCCTGATCTGTAACCATTACCTGTTTTTGATGCCCACCCGCCGCTATTAGTAGAAGCCGTCTGCTTCTTGCGACGTAGCGTCGGCATCTGTTGCATCTCCAGTATTTGTTTCGGCTGGAGGTGTGTCGAAGCTGGCTTCTTCACCCTCGCCAAACGGATTGGCCTCTTGTTGTGGCTCTTTCACTTCCTCGACCAGTACGCTCATCGGTTGAAGTGACACGCCTTTTTTCTCCGCTTGCCAGCAGTAGACTGCGAACTCAACTTTGATGGATGAACCACCACCAATTTTGTCTGTGCGCTCTTCTGGGTCACGGAAGAAAACTCGAGGACGGCGGTTCCACAACTCGCCATCTCTGTTGAGGCGGTTGGCGACACGAATCTTGATGATCACATCACCTGTGGCATTACCGTCTTTGTCCTCTTCCATCTTCCACATGGAATTGTCATTTTTACTGGGAGCCTTGCCTGTCCACTCTTTGTAGACTTGACCAAGCTCTTCCATCAGCTCTTTCGCTTCCTCAACAGGAACACGGATGTCTGCTTTATATTGCCCAAGTTTGTTAAAATGGGTGTCAGGACGGACAAGCCTTGGATAGAACGCCTTGGCGGTCATCGTCATGCCCGTGTATTTTCCAGATTTTTCATTCAGATATTTCATCCAAATCCTCGATTAGGTAGAATGTTGTTGCGTAGCTCGAGATGAACTGGAGCTGCTTTTGTGTCAGGACAACGGTTTGAAGGATGAGGTTATCTTCATCGACTTTTTCGCCAGCCTCGATGTCTTCTTCGGTGGCTTGTCTGATCTGCATCAGTAAGAATTTGTCATCTTCAATGATGTATCCCATTAGAGCTGGGATGGTGTTGTCGTGGGTGTCATCATCCACTTCGTAAATGTTGGCGACAGTCAGATCGATTTTCTGTGACTGCTTTTTAGTAAAGCCCTTGAAGTGGATTACGTTGTCAGATGTCATCGAACATCCTCTGTAAAAAATGTTCACAAGTGTAAGTGTCTGACATGGCTAATGCCGGATACAGACGCTCAAAGGTTTCTTCATTGATCCCGTTGATTGCTTTACGGGTCTGGAAGGCATTGCGGATAATCTCCACAACAGGATGTAGTTGATCGAAGTTATGTTTCATTTCCGTTGGTTCCCTTCTAGTGGGCGTTGTAAGTCGTAAGGCTCCTGTATATGTAAGTATTATGAAAAGAAAAACTCACTGTCGAAGACCCCATCGATATCCAGCTCACCTTTTTCTGGGTATAGCTCATGCTCGAATGGCAGGGACTGGTACAGCTCCGCTAGCGGATCAGTCTTGACATACATATCCACAAAGCTCGGCTTCACGCACTTTTCGATGAACGTCGGCATCTGCGCTGCGTGGACTCCGAAGCTGTCATGGATCATAGCAAAGCTCTTGATACCTTCCTCGACCCCACGGTTCACCGCCATGCGAAGATGGGTTGCATCGAGGCTATGAACGAAGTTAGGGGCAACAGACAACGCCATGTCTTTAGAATCCAGCTTCGGTGTGTCATTGTAGTACGTAAGCGAAACCCTTCCGTTCATGTAAGTATCTTGTCGATGTTTTTTCTGGGACGCTCGATACTGTACGACCTGAAAGCCGTCAGGTGTTACCCAAGTCATCCGCTTGTCATATCCAGAGCAGTCGAGCTTGTTGTGGTACTTAGTCCACTCCCGTGCCACTGAGGACAACCAATCCATGGCTATCTTACCTTTGACCACAACCTGATCGATAGCTGTCCAGATGTGACGGGCCAGCATGATGACCATCTCTTTGTCTTTCGACTTGTCCCACATCCGCTGGTGACCAGCCTTGAGCTTGTCGTCGTATCCCTCTTGGGTGTACTCCATGCAGCTCGAGAACTTACCGGCGTATGGGATGACCATGGTCTGACGCTTGGTCATCTTCCTGTCGATACCAAACTTGACCCACAGGTGGGCATCAGCCGACCCTTCAGCCAGCAGTAGCTCCTTGGTCACATCAGCCACATCTTGGTAGATGTCTTGCCGAGGTAATCCTGGGATCAGGTTTACACTACGTCCACCAACCTCATCCCGCAGCATCGCTGAATAGTGCTGAAGGCCGCTGCAAGTTGCATCAACGTGGCAGGGGAAGTGTGAGATGAAAGCCTCACCGTTTGCGTTGGTCTCGAGGAAGTCTGCCCATTCCATGGCAAAGCTCAGGAACATGAATGGCTCATCGGCATCAAGCCACTCGAGATTTTTACGCCAATCCCTGCCGCACTTCACGATCCATTCTTCGTTGGCGACAACCCAGTCAGCCCGATCCTGAAGGGACACCTTGTCGTTCCCCCAAGCATTCGCTCCGGCCACAGCAAGCCAAGCTGCCTGTTCCATGTCGCTGATCTCAATACCGTTGGCGAACTCCAGCATCGATTTACCAAAGTCAGCCGCCTGTGGATTCAGGAACGCTGGGAGCGGGTAGGCTCGGCCCCTGACATCGAGGTTGTGCGGAAAGTATATCTCATGGAACGGCTGAAACTTACGGGCGATCTGTAACGTATAGATCACCGACAGCCGCTTCGAGATGTCCTCACGGTTCCTCGAGCGGATCAGGAAGACCTCGAGGTTGTGCTTTTTCTTTACATCCTCGTCAGTATCGTACCCGACAGGTTTCGGTGGTATCTGCACCTCATCAACCGTTGGGATTCCCCCTCGGTCACCTCCAAGCTCGTTGAAGACATAATCGAGGGCATCCACCATGCGGCGTTTGACCCGCCAAGGGGTCTCTTGGATGGCGTTGATGGCCGGAAGGGTCTGAGACCAATCCATGTGCATCATACGCTCAATGTCCCGCTTACCGGCACCTTTGATGATGCTGTACTTCTTGACCTTGCCTCGGTTCATGTACCCGCCTTTGAACAGGTTGAACTCAGCAGACCATGGGCGAGGCTTGACGACCATCGGTAGGTACAACGTGAAATCCATCACAGACCGCTTACAAGCCTCCTCAACGTGATCTACCAGCTCCTTGGTGGGTAGGATGTACGTTTTGGTGTGGTCGTACTCTATGAGGCCCGTAGCCTCCATGAACAGGCTCATCATTGCATAGCCAATCAGCAAGCACTCACGCTGCGACCAGCCACGCCACTCGACCTGTTCCGCATCGAAATACATCCGGTATGTGCGAAGACGCCAATGGGGAGGGTAGGTGCGTCGATCCATGTCCTTGGTGATCTTGTCCAGAAGGTTCTTTCGTTCCTCGACGGAACCGAAGTGCTTCAGACGCCACTCAGTGTGAATCGCATCGACTGCCTTGATGCAGAACGATGTGCGTTTGATTGGCTTGTTCGAGAATAGCGGAATCAGGTTGTACACCTGTTTCACGAAAAGGTATGAGATGACCTCTGGATCGAGACCAGTTTGACGTAGGTATTCAGCAGCCCTTGCTCCCCGACCACCACTCTTCCTAGACAGGAACGAGATTACAGTCTCAGCAAAACGACGCTGGGTAGAAGAGACATAACGTGACCCGATCTTAGAATCAGACCAAGACCCTCTAGAGTTAGACTTTAAGTTATCTTTAGTTAATCTAGAGTACGAATTATCATATATCTCTGTTTCTATTTTTTCTTGCAAGACGCTATTACTATAGTCTGTGCCATAAGCTGACTCTAAGTAATCTTTAGTATCCATGCTCAGATTCTCCTCTGCCCTTCTAGTGGGTGTTGTAAGTTTTTACAGAAGCAGTGTGACCCCGCTTCTAAGTCCCTTACATATGTGTAAGTGTATATCCAGATCTAAGGCAATGCAGTGATTACAACGCCTTAGTGATGTTTATGTATGTGTAAGAGAGTCTGAAAGGATTTTAAGACTCTTGTGAAGGTGGTGGGGACACCGAGACTCGAACTCGGAAGTCATTGCTGACTACGGGTTTTAAGCCCGTTGCGTTTACCAATTTCGCCATGCCCCCGTGCCATATATGTCACCGTGTGTCACAGGTCGTGTCACACTATCATCCTTGCTCCAAAGCATCAAGACAGACATCCAGATCACTGGGTGCTAAGTGACTGTAACGCATGGTCATTGCTATGGTCGAGTGACCCAGCCAGACCTGTACACGCCTAATGTCCACACCGGATTGCACAAGCCTCGAAGCACAGGTGTGACGCATGACATGAGGGACAACATCATTGCCCAGCCCTGCCATGCCTCTAGCCTTCTCGAAGATCGAGCGGTAGGTGTACCTGTTGATGTGACCGAAGGGCTTGTCAGTGTCCTTTGGGCAACGCTCGAGGATGCTACGGCAACGCTGGGTCATCGGGATGGTACGAGGCTTGCCGCTCTTGGTTAGCCACAGGGTGACCTTGCCGTCACTGTAGTCAGCCCAAGTAAACTTCAACGCCTCACCCATGCGGAACCCTGAGTCGATCAGGAATGCAGTGAAGTCACCATACTCAGGACGCATGAAGGTCAGCTTCTCGAGCAGACGGGCTTCCTCGGCATCTGTGAGGAACCTGAGCCGACCTACGCCTTCCTTTCGGCGGTAGGCTGAGATGTCAGGCTTGTCCTTCAAGACCTTTGTCTTCTTGGCCTGTGTCAGCACTTTCGACAGGGCTGCTAGTTTCCTGTTGATTGTACCGTCAGCGTTGCGTCGTTGCTTCAGCTCACTGACGATGGTCTCGAGGTGCTGGTCAGTGAACATGGACACAGGGATGTCATTGACGATCTGTGCGATTTCCCTGAGCTGTGCCACAACCTTCTGCCCATGGTCAGTGTCACCCCACAGCACAGGATGGATGCGCCTGTAGTACTGTGTGAAGGTCTCTGAGCTAGGGGCTACACCCTCGGAGCTGATAGGCTCACCTCGGGCTATTGCTAGCCGTACAGAGGCTTCCCACAGCTCGGCCTCGGCCTCAGTTGCGAAGTTCTTTCTGTGGCGTTGGTTGCCACTCTTTACGTCGCCTTGCCATTGCTTCCCACGCTGTCTCGCCATTGCGGTGTCTCCATTGTTGCCAGTATTTGTTGCGGAAGTGAGGTGAAAATATCTGTGCTGAATATTCACTGTTCGCCAAGTAGAGGGTCTTCTTGTAGTAAGCCCCTTGTTTCTGTAAGTCTTGGGCCAACAAGTAATCACCTTCCCATTCTGCCTCACTCGAGGCGAACATCATGAAGCTGTGTGCCTCATGGGTGTTCAGTCCGTGATCATTTGCAGGTAAATACTCTTTCATGAAATGCCTTTCCTGCTTTGGTAAGTTTAACGACTCTGTAGCGTTCATCCTGGGGATCAGGATACGACTCGATAAACTCTAAGCCTTTAGCCTGTTTCCGTTTATCCTTCCACTTTCCCCACCATTTGATACACCGTGATGCTGTGGCGTTGCTGAGACCAAGGTATTGCTCCAGATCGTACTGGTGTTTACCTTCATTCTCCGCAACCCACATCAGCGTCAGGATGTATGTCAGAGGCATGGCTGGATACAAGTTGTAGAATTGTTCAAGAACCCCCTTTATTTGGATCGTATGTTGCATTGATGTACCTTCCCTCATTTATAGTCCGTAGGGCGACTCATTCACGACTCAACTCAAGAAACCAATCTTGCTTACCGATACGTAAGTAGACCCCATAGGAAAGTATTTCAAGTTGAAAGTATGTAGTGATATTGATTTTGAAATACGGTTCGTCCATACGGTTCTACCTTTCGAAGAATTTAATGGTGGGGCTGTAGGCCAATCGGCATCCGCACGAATACAGTACAGATTACGCTCGGACTTAGCCTTTCCGATATAAGTTGCGTGTTCCATAGTTGCTCCAAAAGGATACGGTTGTGTGAATCTTATACATGGGGGCAGTGGGTGCAGATGTCAAGGGCTTACAGAAGTAAATATATAAATGGAA